AGCAAACTTAGTTTTATTTGATGCAACATTTCCTGCAATAGCAACATTCTTAATATTCACACAGGCAAGTTTTAATAACTTCTGGGTACAGTTTAAACTACGAGCAGAAATACAAAAACAATTTGCTGGATATGCTTCGCCTACAGTAGTGCGTATGCTACAAGAAAATCCAGACTTAATTAAACAGGGCATGAAGAAAGAAGTTAGTATATGCTTTTCAGACTTACGTGGCTTCACTCCACTAGGTGAGAGCTTTGGCGATGATGTACAAGGCTTAACAAAAATGATGAACGAGTATATGGATGCTATTACACAACCTATACTTGATGCAGACGGCATGGTGATTAAATATATCGGCGATGCAAGTATGCACATACACAATGCTCCTATGGACGATCCAGATCATCCTAAGAGTGCGGTGCAAACAGGCATACAAATGATACGAGCAGTAGATAAGTTTAATGCTAGAATTGTTGCTGAGGGAAGGCCACCAATTGGCATGGGTGCAGGTATTAATACTGGACTAGGGTATATAGGTGAGATGGGTTCCAGTGCAAGACACAGTTACGACATACTAGGTGACGCAGTTAGTACTGCCGCGAGAATAGAAAGTAAATGCAAAGAGTATGGGTGCTTATTACTTGTAGGTGGAGACACATACAAGCATACTAAGAGTGATTTCTTTTATCTAAAAGTAGATGACTTGCAAGTAAAAGGTAAAAGTGTTGGAATAGAAATATACACTGTACTAGATATTAAGAAAACTAAGTATGTTAAAGGCAAGCAACTACACGCACAGATGCATAAACATTATCGTAACCAAGACTTTAATAAAGCAATTAAATTGTGTAAGCAACTGTCTAAAACCTTTGAAGGTAAGATGACAGATTATTATGCTATGTGGATTGAACGTTGTGAATTTCAACTAACACAAGACTTACCTAAAGATTGGAACGGAATATTTATTGCTACAGGCAAGTAGCTATTCAAACACATGCCCGTCTATTTCAATAAACACACCAGCATAATGACGGAAGTCACTGATAGTTTGTTTAGCATGAAACAGTTCAAGTGGTAGTCTCTTAGATACTTTCATAATAGGTATATAATACCTTGCTATAATTTTCTCTAGTCGGAGTATATCTTTCATTAACGCATCTTCGAGAATATTCCTAAAAGCCTTATCTGTAATTAATTCAGTCAACCAGACGTGGTAGTCGTTTTCACTACTAAAATTTCTCTTTACTTCTCGTACCTCATAATACAATGCACGGACTGGATTCATTGCTGGCCTATACCTACTCAAAACTCTGCCAAAGCGAAAACTCTCATGCTCAGTAGCAAGATCGTTCATTATATGTGTGTATTCTTTTTTGAGAGTTATTCTTAAACTAGTGATGCAATTTTCAACTGTTACTGCATAATTCTGTTTAAGGTCTTTGGCTATCTCTTGGTGTCGACTACTTAGTCTATCATAATATATAGTGAATATATCTTCCAAGCTATATACACCGTCGAGTATAGTGTGTGGCAATGTTCCTGTCTGTTCGTAAACTTCAAGCTCACTTTGTATTCGAAGAATCTCAAAGTCTATAACTTTGCCTTTCATCAGTAGTATTTATTCCAAAGCTAAAGAAAGAATAGTGTGTATTTTTTCTGCACCCTTGTTATGGACTAAGGTAGTTTTGGCTCCAGCATGCAACGGCGCTGGCCACCAATCGATATCTACCCAAGCATACCCTGCACTCTCGCTATTAAGTATAGGGCTGAATTCTTTTTCTATTACATACACAAAACTGTAGTAATAGAATTTTTTATCTTTACTTTGAAATACATCTATTGGATTGAGTTTTTGAAGTTCCGGTACAAAACCAATTTCTTCTTTTAACTCTCGTTGGATACACTCGTACGGTGTTTCGTTGCGGTTCAATGTGCCGCCCCAGAACCCCCAGGTGTTTTTAAATCTTTTTTCGGCCTTTCTTAATTGGAAAAGACATCGCCCTGTGTCTTTAGCAAGAAATAACACCCCTGCCGCTGTGGTCATATTCATCCTGTTACAGTATCAAACGCCAGAAGCCTGGGTTGTAAACACCTTCGTGACTACTAATCCACGAATTGTTATACCATTTGTACTGCTTTGTTGTGTATGTGTTTGTTACATAATCTACTACAGCACTAGAACTAGCATCGTATGATACAATCCATTTAGTTCCGTTGTATTCTATTATGTCATTTTCGTTAGCATCGATGCCCCAGTTGGGATATCCTGCCTTAGTGAGTGTTTCTGTTATCAAGTATCGTTGCCCAGATACAGGGGCAATTAATGTACCGTCTCCTGGGTAAGAACCACGTGGGTCGATAATTTTAATAACCGCAGTTAATGTACTGCTTGGTAACGTATCCGGGTCAACATTAAATATTAGCTTAGTGTTATCCATTGGATTAAGTGTTACACTACCTATAACTGCATCTAGTTCTTCGTCGCTGTTATTTGTTATGTTTAATTTAAGTTTGCTTACAGTTGACAATTCGCCTTGCATCTCAACTAGCTTAGGCCAGCTTTGCCCAACTAGTGCGCTATTAATAAGAACAGCACTACTGCCGTCTATTTGCAATGAATAATCGTTTGGTGTAACAACTATTTCAGCAGTCTCTGGCACTTGACTGAAGAAGTCAGCAAAGTCTTCGCTAAACCCTAAATCATCTATAGACGATACTTCGTGTATGTCTGTAACAATTCGTTGTATGATAGTTTGCTTCTTAACCTTAGCAGGCGGACTAATCCAAATAGGCACTGCAAACGACATTGTTGCAATGTCGATAGTTTCGTCTACGCCTTGTGGTAAACTTCTACTGCTCCATTGTATGTCGGTTAATTCTAATTCAAATATACTTGCCCAATCTAGTGGATTACTATTTGTCTGTAACTGAATACTAGGATTAAACAACACAAACAGTTGCTCTAGTATCTGTAACTTAGTGTCAGTGTTAGTAGTCCATATATCTACTTGTAAAGTCATGTTGTAAGGAACTGGCATATGGCGGTTAACAGTGTACAAGTTACCTTGCTCTTGTCCGTATGTACCGGTTTCGATGTTATACGCACGTTCTGCTACTTGTTGTGTATCAACGTGTGTAGGAGAATGCACTCTTTCTCTAGCAACTTGCATTCCTTGTATGCTACACGCAATAAACGGAGCACTGTTAATAACGTTCTCTGAATTACCACGTAAGATACTTGCAACCATTCTGCTTGCATCTGCATAACGACAAGGCACTCGGTTGTAGTTAACACCGTTTTCAGTATTCTCTGCTACCTGGAAGTGAGAAAAGACACGGATAATCTGTTGCAGGTATCGCTTTACCTGGCCGTCATACCAATAATCTAAATTCTTAGTTGCCATTATATGTTCCCTTATTACCCAAAGTCTTTGAGCATTTTTTTAATCTCTAATGCATGCTGTTCTTCCATGCCAATCTGTCCTCTGGCATATTCCTCCAACATAATACTAGCATCTGCAACTTCTTCTAGCAGTTCTTTGTACTTGTTTACTGCCTTTACTTCGTGAGCTAAACTTTCTTGCAAAATTTGTAGTACACTGTGGTCGTGATTTTCTACTATCTCAGAAATCTTTTGACTTGGGTGCCCATCGAACCCTGTAATAAATTCGCCTGCTTGTAATGCATGGTCTAAACTTTCCGTTGCTTGATCTTGTAAGAACTGTACAATAGGTATCCTGTAAGGTCCTGTAATCATTAGAGAGCTGTGTGCGTATCTAACAACACCAGCCATCTCTAATTCGATAATATCGTTTAACAATTCGCAAACACGTTGTTCGTTTAGCTGTTTCATTATATTTCTTCTAGTCTTACCATTAGTCTTTCAGCACGATTAGTAACCTGCTTATGCCATCTACTATCTCTGCCTTCAATTGCCGCTTGTCTCCAATCCTGAGCTTCTAACGCCTTACGGAAGTTATTAAACTTACCTAAACGTGTTCTGCCCATATTGAACATCATGTTCACTAGGACTTCTTGTACGACTCCGGGCCAAGTTCTGAAAGGGTCTCCATATAATGCAACGCATTCTGATATGCTGGTGTCAAGGTCTTTTTCGAAACATTGTTTTGTTCGTTCTTCTGTGACTGGTGTTCCGACTTCTGCTCCAAACTCTGGATCAGATTCGAGGACCAAGTGTCCAACTCCAAAAGTTGGGTAGCCCAAATGGTCTTTATAAATTTCATAAACAACTCCTTCATCTATTTTTAGTTGTTCAAATACTGATTCTCTGTTCATTTTGTTTCCTCTATTAAAAATACTAAACATAATGTTAGTTATCTGTCTTGGGTTTAACTACCTGGCTAAGATTGACTCTCTCACCGGAAGTTGTCCCATCTGTGTTAGTAGTAAGCGCACTATTGTTAATAAATCCGCTAAGTACGCTGTTAGCCGCGGACCACGATCCTCGTAGATCTGTTTTCTGTAGTCTCCATCGGTTTCCCTCTTTCTTAAATAATCTATTAGGTACAAAATCTGTACGCAAAAAGAAGTCTCCTTCGGATGCGCCATTTGCAGGAAATGATACTCCACTGCCAACTATGGTTGCACCGTTTGGTGGTTGTCCATCACTATCTGCAAAAGAAACAAGCGGCTTATCTGGCACTTCTTCGTCTACATATAAATGTGCAGTTTGTCTATATTGCGCACTGAAAGGTACGTCATTTTCTGCGGCTGCCACAATTGCATCGTTAATAACAATTTCGTCAGCGTATGTACTAATGAGGTTTCGTAGGTCGCCTTCTTCTTCGCCGGTACCGAGTATATCTCTGTATTCTTGGCTGTCGCTTATTGGCCCTAACTTAACTCTCCACAAATGCGGCCACCAACGCGGATCAAATCCTTCTGCTGGTCTACTGCCATCCGTTACTACATAAAATCTATTGATTGCCTCGTCTTGTCCGAGTACTGCATCATCACGTAAGTGAGGTAACTCTAAAACGTCACCTGGCATTAACTTTCTGCCCATTGCACTTATCATGCTCTCTAAATGAAAGTTCATAAACAGTGTATCGTTTGCAAGAAACATTCCGAACTGGGTTAAGTCAAATGCATCACCGGATTCAATATTGTACTGCCCTCGCATCTCGTAAATATCTTTGTCATACTTTCGATCCCTGTTTTCGAGGAATAGTAAGTCTTGAATATATGTTTCAGACGTCTCTCCGTTTGTGCTAGGTCGTGTAGGGTCTTTTCCGTCCGCTACAGAGTTCACACCCAGATACTTGTGTACATGTACTCCAGTACCGCCTGCGTATAAATGCTCTCCAACTACTCTATCTATAAAGCTGAAGTCATTTGTTTTTGTCGGGTTCCATAATGATATTCTTGGCATAACACTATTTATCATCAAACAATCTGGTAGCAAAATAGTATGAATCTGACTAAATTGAGTAAAATTAGGCTGTATCGATAAGTATTTCTTGACATAGATGATAACTAATGCTAATATAGCGTTTTAGCACACTTACGGAGTACATATGGATTTTTATATGATGGCATCACTATTAGGGTTTGTAGTAGCCAACTCAATCTTCTCATATAAGGCAGGAGAACGAGCTGGAAAGTATGACGGTATTGTAGGTATTACCACTTTCTTTCACAACAACTGCGCACTGAAAGATAAAAACACTATAACAGAATTTGATAATTGGCCGATTGTGATAAAAACAATCTATACCACAGCCCAAAACGAGAACATATAATGGCTAGAAGAAAGCAGAAAGAAGTATACTTAATGGCGGAGCCTAAATGGGCTCAGCTAAAAGCATGCAAGACACTGGAAGATCAAACTGCATTGTATCGTAAGATGGAATACTTTGTGCATTACGAAGTTGGCGATAAAAAGACAACAGCGTCAATGCGCAAATGGCTGGAAACTGAAAGCGGCTTCGCTCCTGAGGTTCTTGCTAAACTAAAGAAAGTACCAGATGTTTGGTTCTTCTCATTCGGCAAGGCTTGCTTCATTTGGGAAAAGACAGGCGTTATGCTAGAAGAGATGACCAATCACTTAGTAAAGAAAGTACCTGATCTATGTGAGAAAGCAGAAGAGTTAATAGAGAAGGAAGCAGACAAGAAAGCAGATGCAAAGCCTAAAATCAGCATACAACAACGTATGCGTGACCAAGTTGAAAACTTAATGGGCGAATGGGAAGGCTATTTGGATCAGCTAGTTGAAAGAAACTTTGATCTAAAGAAGTGGGAACCTTATAAAGAAATGCAAGCGTTTGGCGGAGGCGTAATAAAACCTAACCACGCAAAAATTATTAAAGATGATTTTGCTGATGCTTATATAGAAGCACTAGAAATACTTGAATGGACCGATGAGGATATAAAAGAAGCCTATTCTCATATGGACGCAAAGGATCGTAAAGCATTTGTTGCTTTTTACGATAAGATTAACATAGCATGTGATACGTTTATACAAACAGGTAAGGCAACTCGCAAGACTAGAAAGCCTAAGCAAGTAAGCAAAGAAAAGCTAGTAAGCAAGTTAAAGTTCCAGATAAATGATAGTGTACTAGGTGTTGCAAGTATTAACCCAGCAGAGATCATTGACGCTGTAGAAATTTGGGTGTATAATACTAAAACTAGAAAGGTTGGTGTATACAAGGCTGATGATAGAGGCGCACCGTTAACTGTTAAAGGAACTACCTTGCAAAACTTTGATGAGAAGATGAGTATACAGAAAACATTGCGTAAACCAGCAGAACAAATAAAGAATTGGACCGGTAATGCTAAAACTAAGTTTAACAAGGCATTTGCGGAAATAAAAACAACAGATACCAAGATGAATGGACGTTTTAATGACACAACTATCATACTAAAAGCCTTTTAGTAGATAAATAGTGTTATGGCGATTAATAAAATAGGGTACGACAACAGAGAGGAACTCATCAAAGAGATACAACTGCGACTAGCAGATGGTATGGTTGATGTTGAGTTAGACCGCGAGCATTATGATGTAGCAATCAATAAAGCTCTGCAGAAGTACAGACAACTTAGTTCAGGTGCCGTTGAAGAAAGTATGATCTTTATCAACACACAAGCAGGCGTAACTAAGTACACTTTACCAGACGAGGTCATGGAAGTTAGACGACTTTATCGTAGAGGTGTTGGCACTAACAGTGGTGGAGGTACAAACTTTGATCCGTTTGATGTTGCATTTAATAACATGTACATGATGCAAGCGGGACAAATGGGAGGACTTGCAGTATTTGATGCATTTTCCCAGTACAAAGAAACCTTAGGTCGCATATTTGGCAGTGAATATAACTTTATGTGGAATCGAAATAGTAAAGTATTAGAAATCCTACGCAATGTTAAACACGAAGAACAAGTAGCAGTAGGTGTATATAACTTTATACCTGAGATGATCTTACTTAAAGACATCTATGCAAGCGAATGGTTAAGTGCATTCTCATTGGCACAAAGTAAATTGATGCTAGGCGAAGCAAGAAGCAAGTACACATCAGGTTTACCAGGCGCCGGTGGATCAATAACACTTAACGGTGACGCACTAAAAGCAGAAGCACAAATGGAAATTGATAAATTACTTGAAGCTGTGCAACAAATGGAAGAAGGCAGCGACCCACTAGGATTTGTAATAGGATAGGTAAATGATAATAGGATTAGTTGGACTAATAGGCTCGGGCAAAGGTACTGTAGCAAACATGTTTGTAGAACGTGGTTGTGAAGAAGATAGTTTCGCCGCACCTCTTAAAGATTTATCCTCAGCTATATTCGGTTGGCCAAGAAGCATGATGGAAGGAGACACTATTGAAAGTAGAGACTTCCGTGAAACAGCAGACCTTTACTGGGGTGCTAAACTAGGCATACCTAATTTTACACCAAGACTAGCATTACAGTTAATTGGCACAGACGTGCTAAGACGACACTTCGATCCTAACATATGGCTACATAGCCTAGAATACCGCATTAGAAAACAAAACGCAGAAGCACCGTGTACAGTTGTTAGTGATGCACGATTCCGTAACGAACTAAATTTAATTAAAAATATGGGCGGTGTTGTTATCTGGGTACAGCGAGGCGAGTTACCCGACTGGTTTGACGTAGCAAAGCATGCACACGATAATGCAGTTAGTCGCAAAATTATGGAAACTAGATACGCTGACGTACATGAAAGCGAATGGAACTGGGCAGGATATCCAGTTGATTACATAATTAAAAACAACGGTTCAATGGAAGATCTCGAAAAACAAGTAAATGATATTAGGGATTGGAACACAGGCGAATTTAAACAAGCCTTAAAATTAGTTTAATACCATCTAATACCTATCAATTCCCTTAAAGCCCCCTAATACAAAAATTCTGATAAATAAGTGCATACGATCATTCGTATCTTAATATATTAGGAGAAAATAAAATGGCAACATTAGTCTCGCCAGGCGTAAGTTTAAGCGTAACTGACGAAAGTTTCTATGCACCTGCAGGTGCTGGTACAGTGCCTCTTATCGTGATTGCAACAGCACAAGATAAGACAGCACCAGATGGAACTTCAACAGCGGCATACACTACGAAGGCAACAGCAAACAAGTTATACAGTATAACTAGTCAACGTGAATTGTTACAGAATTTTGGTAACCCATCATTCGCAACAAGCGGTGGCACACCAGTACATGGTGATGAAACAAATGAATATGGTTTAGCGGCGGCATATAGCTTCTTGGGAATATCCAACAGAGCGTATGTACTAAGAGCAGATATTGACTTAGCGCAACTTAAAGCATCAACAACAGCACCAAGCTCAAAAGCAGAAAACGGCCTATTATGGCTAGATACTGCTTCATCAGTTTGGGGCATTAAAGAGTATGACGGAAGTAAGTGGGTTTCTAAATCTGCTAAAGTTCGTAAGCCTCTAGTAACAGATCTGCAAGCAAGTGGCGGACCTAAGTCAGCTTTCGGTATTAACGGCGAATTTGCCGCAGTTACCGTAGCCGCAACTGCACCAGCAACAACATATATTGCATTCTATGAGAAGATTGCAGGTGTATGGGCAAGATTAGGTACTAGCGCATGGCAATCAGCTAAGTCAGGAGCCGACTTCCAGTGGGCATCTCACTTAACTATACCAACTGTTAGAACCGGAAGTGGTGCATTACAAGCAGGCGATATCTTTATCCAGACTACAACTCCAAACAACGGTACAGACGCAGTATTTAAAATATACGATTCTGCTAAAGATCAATTCGTTGCTAGAACAGTACCAATTACTAACCATGCATCAGAAGCGTATGCGGCGCACACAGCGGCAGGCACTTTAGTTAAAGATGCACATTGGATGGAAATTTTTAATGATGCAACAGCACAAGACGGTCTAGGCGTAGTATATCAGTGGAACGGGCTTCCAACATTAAACATTGCTAGTACAGCAGTAATTAGTGATACAGCTATTCCAGATTCTAAAATTGATGCTACTAACGCTTCGTTTAAAATCTATGTTAACAATTCACAGTCTGCAATTAACGTTTTCTTAACCTCATCTACATCTGGTAATATATCTGTAGACAACATAGTAGCTGATATTCAAACAGCATTAAGTGCGGCTGACGCATCTATTACGTTTAGTGACCAGCTCACTGCAAGTAACGTAGCTGGTAAAGTAACATTTATAAACTCAAAAGGTTTCGATATTACTCTAACAGAGGGCGATACAGCTAACGCAACATTTAGATTAGCTGACATTAACTTTGTACAAGATCGTTACAGTAATTTTGTTAATACTACTTACAAGCTACAAGCTACAGCACCAACAGGCGCTACAGCAAATGGTCAGTTGTGGTATGATGCAGACATTAGCACTAATAACATTGACATGTTAGAGCATAACGGCACAACATGGGTTTCTCTTACTACTGACTTCCAAACTAAAGCAACAGCACCAGTACTTAACAGTGCAGGCGCGGCATTAGCTACAGGTGATGTATGGTTAGACTCAAGTGATACTGAATCATTAAAGTTTTACAAGTGGGCCACTCAGTGGGTTCTAGTAGACTCAGCTGATCAAAGCACACCAGATGGAATAGTATTTGCAGACTTTAGACAATCAGCTTTAGCGGCATTAGATGCAGACGCACCTAGCGCAAGTTTATACCCAGCTGGCATCCTCGGATGGAACTACAGAGCTTCAGGTGGTAATGTTAAGCAGTATAACACAAACTATACACCTGCCTCAACTAACATCGGTAATGTTTGGGTTTCATACTCAGGTAACAAAGCAGACGGTTCAGGCTTATTGTTAAGAAAAGCACAGCGTAAGGCAGTTACAAGAGAACTACAAGCGTCAGTTACAAGCAACGCAGATATCCGCAACGAAACTAATAGATTCAATCTACTAGCAGTTCCAGGTTATGCTGAACTTGCAGACGAGATGATTACATTAAGTGTTGACAGAAAAGATACAGTGTTTGCATTAATTGATCCACCTCTACGTTTAGCATCAGATGCAACCAGCACTCAAAATTGGGCAACCAATAATGCAGTAGCAACTGAAAACGGCGAAGACGGTCTTGTAAGCTCAAGCGCACAAGCGGCTGTTTACTACCCACACGCATTAACAACTAACTTAGACGGTACTAACATTATGGTACCTGCGTCACACATGGCATTGCGTACTTTTGCATACAATGACCAGGTTGCGTTCCCTTGGTTCGCACCAGCTGGCTTCCAACGTGGTGTAGTTAGTAATGCAACAAGTGTAGGTTACTTAGACGCTAAAGAAAGCGAGTATACTCCTGTAGCGTTGAACGAAGGTCAACGTGATGGTCTATACTTAAACAAAGTCAATCCAGTTGCAAACTTCCCAGGAAGAGGCATTAGTGTATTCGGTCAGAAGACACTTAATCCAACTGCAAGTGCGTTAGACAGAGTTAACGTTTCAAGACTAGTTATTTACATACGTGAGCAACTAGATGATGCGGTTAAGCCTTTCTTATTCGAGCCAAACGATTCCGTTACACGTGATAATGCACGAAGCGTAGTTGAAAGGTTCTTAGGCGAGTTGATATCACAGCGTGGTCTATATGACTTCGTAGTAGTATGTGACAGTTCTAACAATACTCCAGCGAGAATTGACAGAAACGAGTTACACATTGACGTAGCGATACAGCCAGTTAAGGCAGTAGAATTCATCTACATACCGATTAGAATCCAGAACACTTTGGGTCAATCGTAAGTTTAGTACTAGTTACTAACGTAAAAAAGGGCCTTAGGGCCCTTTTTTTTGACTGCAAATTGACTAAATTAAAACTCGAGTTTATGTTTTTGGCAAGTAATTGATAAATATTAGCATAGAAATTATCAAAGTTCGTTAGGAGAACAACATGGCAGAAACAAAAAATAGATTCGGAGTACCGATTGGTGATAGCGGACCGTTAGGCATAGTAATGCCTAAGTTAAAATACAGATTCCGTGTATCGTTTTTGACACCTTTCGCAGGTTCAACCGATAGCAAAACAATGACGCAGAACATACAATCTGTAACTCGTCCATCACTTACATATGATGAAGTTGAAATTCATTCATACAACAGTAGAGTATATGTACAAGGCAAGCACACATGGAATACAATTGACGTTGCTATCCGTGATGACATTGCTAACAACATTACTAAACTAGTCGGACAGCAAGTGACTAGACAGGTTAATCATCATCAACAAACTACTACAGCGGCAGCATCGGATTTCAAATTCCCAATGATGCTTGAAGTATTAGATGGTTCTGAAAAGATGTCAGCTACAGAGCAGTGGGAACTAGAAGGTTGCTTTATCACTAACGTAACATACGGTGACAACGACTACTCTGCAACAGATCAGCAGTTAGTTACACTAACTATCAGATATGATAATGCGATCCACGTAGACGCTTCAAACAACCTTAACGGATCTAAAGCATCTGGTGATATGTTTACGGTTGGAGTACCAGCTAACCAAACTAGTGGTAACAGCACTGGCGCATAATTAGTAATGCTTGATGAGGTAGCGTAATGGCCGATAGAGTCGGAAAGAAGTTTTATCTTCAAGATTGGCGGAACGCGGATAGGTTTAAACCGAACGCTACACCACCTAGACAAAAGTTTGCGGGGTTTGTTGAATTTAATTTCAACCCCGCATTCATTGGCAAATCGACAATCGGCGATAGCACAGCATACAGAACTCAAATTAGTGGGCTAGTACAGTCAGCTAAGATTCCAGAAATCAGTTTCAACACTGTAACAAAGAAACAGTACAACTATCGCAGAGTTATACAAACAGGTGTAGAATACGGGCCGTGTAATATAACGGTAGTAGACACTGTTAATAACGAATGGTTGCAATTGTTCATGAAGTACTTTGCATACCATTACAACGAGCCCCGTAACAGAACCTCTGCCGGAACGGGCGACGAACGTGATAAATCTAATGAAGGTCAGTTTCCTTCTAATAAAGATGTAACAACTAACCCTAGTACATTTATGACAAGTTCTTTTGACAGCAACGGCGCTGGATTGAACATCTCCAATGATGCACATTTTATTGAAAGTATTAGAATTATTAACTATGCTGGCGGTAAGGGTGTTGAGTACATATTGTCTAGACCTCAAATTACTAACTTTAATCCTGGCGATGTAGATGTTACTGATTCAGCCTTTAGGACATTTGATATTGAATTTGCAATTGAGAATATGACAGTTAATCAGAAGTTTAACTTTAAATTAGATGACGTAGACTTAGCTCGCTTTGATAGTAGACAGATAGAATTCCCAGATAATCTAGGTGAGAACAGCAAGGAATTTCCTGCATACCAAACTAGAAATCAAGACTTCATGGGAACACCCACAGACAGAGTCGAACGTTTCCCCCAGAATGTAAAACAAACAGCAATGACTGACGCTGAAGCCGCTAAAATGGTAGATACATATAATGACAATCAAGTGTCTCTAGACGGTAAATTCGGCGGCGGGGGATCTGCGTAATGTCAACTAGCTTATACGATACATTTGGCAACAGTACTAGCTACAGTATAGTGCAAAATACACTTGTAGCATACTTAGAAAATTCTACAATTAAGTTTCCATTACCTGAAGCAAGTTCAGAAATGTTAGCAAACTTAACTAGGCAAGAAAACAAATCATATGATCCTGCTACACTAGACATGATTAAAGCCAAGCTAGAAAAATCAGGATTTAAAAAGCCAGCCGCAGTTGCTATGGCAGATGTGTTAATGGCAGTATCATCCGCTTCAAACATAAACCCATTAGAGTATTTCGATATTAACGAAAATTCACTTAATTTAACAGTTGACGCATACAATGCAATGAACAATTTGAGACCAGCAGGTAGCAGAGTAGGCATTGCAGTACCTAGAGTAAATAGCAGAAGTAAGGTAGCAGGCTTAATCCAGCCATGAGCAAATTTGCACAGGGTGTTTACGATGTCGTAAACGCACCTAAGTATGTCGGCGGCAAAGCTCCGTATTATAGAAGTAGTTGGGAATTAGCATTCATGAGAATGTGTGATAACCATCCTAATATAACTAAGTGGGCTAGTGAGAACGTAAAAATCCCATATCAAAATCCCGTAACAGGCAAGTATACAAACTATGTACCAGACTTTATGGTACAGTATACAGATAAGAACGGCGCACACCATGTTGAACTCATAGAAATCAAACCGTCAAATCAAACCACAATGGAAAACGCTAGGGGCAAACAGCAACAAATCCAAGTAATAATCAATGCCGCTAAATGGACAGCGGCCCAAGAGTGGTGCAAACGCAAAGGCATACGCTTTAAAGTAATCAACGAAGATCAAATCTTTCGAACCAATAAACCTCGAAACGGAAAGAAACGAAAAAAGTAACGGTAAATAGCTGTATGCAATTAGGTAAAAAAGGAATGCAAAGAAGTCTATTCGCTGGTCAAGTCGCCAGTATGCTTGCCATTGTGCCTATGTTTATGTACGCAACAGCAACACAATGGGCTATTGGTGCAACAATGTATTCCTGTATAATGTTGTTTGGTTTAACATTAGGTTACCATAGATATTTAAGCC